TCCCATTTACGCCGGGCCAGACCTTGACGCTGGCGGTTACGGCGGCGAGCGCGAATGCAAGCTTTAATGCCACCAATGCTGACGCGACTGCGGTGGAATTTTTGAATGCGGGGTCGAACTCCTGTTTTGTGGTGTTTGGCGCGACCGCGACAACGGCGGGCTATCCTATTGGCGCAGGGCAGCGGCGGCTGATCTCCAAGCCTGCCGGCGTGGTGCAATTTGCGGCCATCTGCAATGCGGCGCAAACGACCACGCTTTACGCGACAGCCGGCCAGGGCGTGTAAGCCGCGAGCATGTCAATCGAATTGGACGATCTCGAATACAAGACGCCAGAGGGCAAATATCGCCGATGGTTGGTCGAGATTGATCAGGCCGAAAAGTGGTGCCGCGATTGGCATGAGACTGCCAAGAAGTGCTTGAAACGCTACCGCGACGACCGAAATGAGCTTCAGAAAACACAGCGCCGCATCAATATCTTCTGGTCAAACGTTGAAACCCTGAAGCCTGCGCTATATGCGCGGCGCGCGAAGCCGGTGGTTGAGCGGCGCTTCCGCGATGCTGACCAAATTGGCAAGGCGGCGGCGGAAACGTTGGAACGGGCCACGACCTTTGCCACGGATTCTGACCAGTTCGACGAGGTAATTCGGCAAGCGCGCGATGATCGGTTAATTGTCGGGCGTGGCACGGCTTGGCTGCGCTATGTGCCGCACTTCCAACAGATGCAGCCCCCAACGCCAGCCGATGGCGTGAGCGTGACGGATGACGCCGCCGAATATGAAGCGGAAACGCAAGCTCAGGCGCCAAATGAGGCGCTGGTGTTTGAAGAAGTCGCGCATGACTATGTGGTGTGGGTGGACTTCCTTATGTCCCCAGCCAAGACATGGCGCGAGGTGTCATGGGTCGCCCGCAAGGTGCAGATGACGCGCGCTGAATTGGTAGAGCGTTTCGGCAAAAAGATTGGCAGCGCGGTCCCCTTGAATGAGCGGGCCGACAAGAACGGCAATGATTCCGCCGAGGTGCGCTTTCGTGATGGGCTTTCCGCCCGTGCTGAGGTGTTTGAGATTTGGAATAAGGCAGAGCGCAAGGTGTGTTGGCTTGCGCGGGGCTATGAAGGCTTGCTTGACGATCGTGATGACCCGCTGCGCTTGCGTGATTTCTTCCCGTGCCCGCGCCCGATGTTTGCGACTGTCACCACAGAAAGCCTAATCCCGATCCCCGATTACATGATGTATAAGGATCAGGCTGACGACTTGGACAGCGTGACGCTGCGCCTTTCCATGCTGACGGAGGCTTGCCGCGTTGCCGGTGTTTATGACGCATCGCAGGACGCCAGCGTTGGCCGGTTGTTTTCCGAGGCCAGCGATAACCAGTTGATCCCGGTGAATACCTGGGCCGCGTTTTCTGAAAAGGGCGGCTTGCGGGGCGTTATGGATTTCGTGCCGCTTGATGGCATTATCGCCACCATCCGCGAATTGACGGCGCGCGAGCAAGTCTTGAAGGCGCAGATTTACGAGATCACCGGCATTTCTGACATCGTGCGGGGCTATTCCGCACCGTCAGAAACCGCCACGGCGCAGCAGATCAAGGGGCAATTTGCGGCCTTGCGGTTGCAGGATCAACAATCTGAGGTGGCGCGGTTTGCGCGTGACTTGATCGCCTTAACGGCAGAGATCATCTCGGAGCATTTCCAACCGCAGACGATTGCGCTGATGTCTGGCCTGGCAGAACAGGCGCCAGAGTTTCAGCAGAATTTCATGCCGGCGTTGCAGCTTTTGCGTAATGACCGGATGCGGAGTTTCCGCATTGACATCGAGACAGACAGCACGATTGCGGTTGATGAAACCGCCGATAAGCAAGCCGCGACAGAGTTCCTGACCGCGATGGGCAATTACATGGCGTCAAGCCTGCCGATGGCGCAGCAAGCGCCAGAGCTTCTGCCGGTGATCGGGCAGGGCGCGGTATTCCTGGCGCGGCGCTTCCGGGCTGGGCGGCAGTTGGAAGGGTCTATCGAAGCGTCATTCCAGGCGCTAGAGCAACGCGCGCAACAGATGGCGCAGCAGCCGCAACAGCAGCAGCCTGACCCGGCCATGTTGAAGGCGCAGGCTGATGAACAGCGCCTTGCCATAGAAAGCGATTTCAAGGCGCGTGAGTTGGCTTTGCGTGAGCAAGAGTTGACGTTCAACGCGGAATTGAAAGCGCGCGAGATGGGCTTGCGCGAGGCCGAGATGGCGCAGAGCGCAAACCTTGAGGCGCAGCGTTTGCAGGATGGCCAAGCGGCGCGGGCCGAAGGCCGCAAGGATGCGCTTATGCCCGAGCGTGAAGCCGTAGTGCAGGGCAATGAGAACGCGCTAGGGCAGTTGGCGGCAGCGCTAGCGGCTTTAGGCCAAAGCCTTGAGGCAATGCAACAACAGCAAACAGACACGGCGCAAATCCAGATGCAGGCGCTGGCCCAATTGTCGGCATCCATGACGGCGCCTAAGCGCGTGGTGCGAGGCCCTGATGGCCGCGCCATGGGCGTCGAAACGGTCTTGAATTGATCGGGAAATCCCATGTCAGCAACAAATGCCTTTGAGACAAGCCTGCTTCAGCATATTTTTCAAAATGCTGACATTGCCAACATTGGCGATGCGACGGGTTTGCGCGGATCGACTACGGCAGGTTCATTGCATGTGTCATTGCACACGGCTGACCCTGGCGAGGCCGGGGCGCAGAATACCAGCGAAGCGGCTTATACCGGCTATGCCCGCCAAGCGGTTGCGCGATCCGGCGCCGGTTGGGTTGTGTCTGGCAACAACGCATCAAACGCGGCGGCGGTGGCGTTTGGGCCTTGCACAGCAGGCAGCGCGACCATTACGCATTTTGGTATCGGCACCGCGTCAACCGGCGCGGGAAACTTGCTTTTCAAGGGCGCTTTGACCGCTTCAATTTCTGTTACGACAAGTTCAAACGCAACGCAAACCTTCGCCATTGGCGCGCTTGATGTGGATGTGGACTGATGTCTGATTTCGTAGGCTACACACCGGGTTCTGGCGAACAGATCGCGGTTGACAATATACCGGGCGGCAAAGTCCAGCGCGTCAAGGTAATGCTTGGCCCAGACGGCGTAGATGGCGGGGATGTTTCGGGCTCTACGCCGCTTCCGGTCGCCGCATATGGCGAATTGATTGAAGCCATTGAAGCTATGCGGATTGCGATTGCATCACTGACCAAGACTATCGGCTTTGCGCTTCCAAATGCTTTGGGGCAGCCGATCTTTGAGGCGAGGCAAGCGACAGCCGGTAATTTGCAGATGACCGCAACGCAAGCGACAGCCGGTAATTTGCAGATGACCGCAACGCAAGCTGGCACTTGGAATATTGGCACCCTGACCACACTGACCAATCAAGGGCAGATCGGCGGCTTTGCATCGAACGATCAAATTCCCGCGCTAATGCATCTTCAGGTGGACAACCTCCGCCGCAACATTACGGTGAGCTAAGATGGCAACCACAAACGGCAATCGAAAAATTCTTGACTTAAAACGGTGGGAATTTTGCGCCATTCTGCCCACTAACACGCAGAGCGGAACCTTTATTGCTTCATCGCGCCATTTCAGACAGCAGCAACTTTGCGTGCGCAGCAACTCCGAGGCTTTCATCTATAATCCCTCCGAGGATGGATGGGTGCCGATTACCTCGCCGGGCTTGGCTGGTACGTTTGGCGGTGGCGCGGCTGGGGTGGCAGGCGCGTGGTCAACAGGCTCGACGGTTGGTGCTGCTTCACTGACCGCGACAGGCGGCAGCACAACCACGATCATCACTAACCAAACCCTTGCGCGCGACTTGCGTGGCTACAAGGTTTACATCCTGTCAGGCCCAAATGCGGGCGCCGTCATACCGATTTCCTCTAACACAATTGCCGCGAATGCGGTTATTACTGTTCCGGTGCAGGCCAGCGCCTTCACTGCTTCGACGGTCTATCGCCTGCTGACGCCGCGCTGGTATGTGGTGGGCGCGGGCACTTTAACGACAGCGTCTTTCCGCGTCTATGACTTTGCTACCAACACATGGACAACGCTTACTCAGACGGGCCTGCCCGCTTCTTTAGGCACTGACGGAAAGCTTATTTCCACACCTTCGATTGTTGATGGTGATTTCAAAAGCTTCGCCACCGGCACCGCGACCAGCGCCACAAGCACCACACTGACGCAAACGGGCAAGACTTGGACCACATCGCAATGGATCAATTCGCAGGTTCGCATCACGGGCGGCACAGGCGCGGGTCAGATCAGGACCATCACGGCCAACACGGCGGACACGCTGACCGTCGCCACTTGGACCACAAACCCCGACGCTACCAGCACTTATGCCATCGAGGGCAACGACAATTTTCTTTATTACATCGGCAACAACGCCGTTACGATGTATCGCTATGACATTACGGCGAACACATGGTCAACGCTATCCCCAATAGCCGCGCGGGCGGCTGCCCCTAATGCTGGCATGTCGGGGCATTGGGTGCATTCTGCTCAGGAAAGCGATTGGACCAACGAAAGCGCCATCCTGAACGGGCGCTATATCTACTCCTTTCAGGGTGGCAATACTGCAAACCTGCATCGCTACGACATCGCGGGCAATACCTGGGCGACCATCACCTACGCGCCCAATGCCGACACGCTCAGCACGGGCACTAAATACGCGCTGCACAACGGAACGCTGTATATCCAGAGAGACCAAATGGGCCGCTGGTATGCGTATGACTTTGCCCGGTCGGAGATGTTTCCCTGGGGGGTGATGCTTTATCCCCAAGGCGCAGCCGTGGTTGGCGATACCGCGTTTGATGTGGTCTATAAAGATGGCGCTACGGAAATCTACTACGTCCACATGGTTCTGAATACGCTCAACATCCATCTCAGACAGCAGGTGATCTAGCCATGGACAAAGAAGAATTGATCGCAATGCTTGAAGCAAAGATCAACAGCCTTGTCACCCTGAAAGGGTCACTTGAGAGGCTGAATGAATTGCAGCAGGCGCAGGAAGTTGAGATCGAGATAAACCAGACCCAAGCTCTGTTGAACGATCAGCTTTCGCCGCCTAGCGAGTAAATCTTATGACGCTGCTGACGCTTCTTCAGTCTGGCGGCGCGGGCGGGTTTATAGCCGGTCAAGCTGCTTTTGCTTTTTCGACTGCGGCTAACCTAACCGGCGATGGCGCGCTTACCGGCGCATCATCGCTAACCTTTTCCACGGCGGCAGATCTTACTGGGTCTGGCGGCGCGGGCGCCAACATTGAAGGCGCCACAACGCTCACCTTTACGCCAAGCGCTACGGCGTTTGGTGGCGCGGTAATTGAAGCGGCTTCTACCGTTACGTTCACCACGGCGGGCGACCTAACCGGATCAGGCAGCGTCAGCGGCGATATAGCCGGTTCAACCTCGCTGACGTTTGCCCTATCGGGCGCGCTGGCCGGGGCAAGTATTGTTTCCGGCGCGACAACGCTCACTTTTACAGCTTCGGCGACTGCCACGCCCGAGGCAGTCGGCCAAACGCGCGGCGGGTTTTATACCAAAGAGGACCGCAAGCGTCACAAGCGCCTGTCTGAATTGGCGGTGCAGCGCCGCGATAAGCAGCGCGACGAGCAAGACGCCTTCAGAGGCGCCCTAGAAGACGCATACGACGCGGCCCTGGGGCTTGTGGATGAACCGGCGGCAGAAACCCGCGCGG